TTGCGGATATTATTCTGCATTTTTTTGCAGTAATATTTTCGCTATTTGCGGATATTATTCTGCATTTTTTTGCAGTAATATTTCCGCTATTTGCGGATATTATCCTGCATTTTTTGGCAGTAATATTTCCGCTATTTGCGGGATATTATTCTGCATTTTTTTGCAGTAATATTTCCGCTAGTTGCGGGATATTATTCTGCATTTTTTTGCAGTAATATTTCCGCTAGTTGCGGGATATTATTCTGCATTTTTTTGCAGTAATATTTCCGCTATTTGCGGGATATTATTCTGCATTTTTTTGCAGTAATATTTCCGCTATTTGCGGATATTATTCTGCCGGATGGGTGCAGTAATATTTTCGCATAAAGAAGAACAAATGGGCCCGCGCGCTGCGGTATTCCAGAATGTCCTATAAAAATTATAAATGATAATATACGAGTTATTGCTGATCCTATTTCCGAATCCGATAAAAAAAGCGATTACGGATATATTAGATACAAGTGTTAACACTGGAGAAGATCAGTTTATATTATAAAACAATCGCTCTTAAAAATAAACGGACAATGATAATGAATGAAGATGAAGAATTTTAAATTTAAGTCTTTATTTTTTATAAATTGAATTTTATAGATTTATAACATTATACATTGATTACTTATACTATTCAATAATGGTCTTAGTTAAAATTATCCGAAATATTGGTTGGACTTATGAGTCACCAGATGTACGCAGTTCTGATTATATTAAATATGATTCAATTAACTGGGCTAATATCCCACATAATATAGTTGATATCGGCGACAAATATGATACTGTTATTAAATCAACATATCGCGGTAATGATGTATTTGAATTAGAATCACTACCTATGACTAATAAATTATATATCTATTATATGAAAGAGATTGTAATCAAAGCAGGTAATCCATGTATTAAAGTAACGGCATATATGCAGTTTGATAATATAAAATATACGTACTACACGGATAATTCTGATGAAACATTGGACAATTTATATATTATGGGATCATATAAAACTGCGGAAAATTATGAAATGCACGTGCATTTTGAACCCGAATGTCCAACGACTGATTATTATATAGATGTATATAGTGAAATTGTTTATCCAGAAGGAGATATAATTGGAAGCCGATTTGAAGTATGTGTACAAGAATATGAATTTGAGTTATATGTATGAATATTGGGAAGGTGTATATTTTTTAAAATTGAATTATATTATAATACACTTATATATAATATACTTATATATAATACACTTATATCACAACCGACCAGTATTACAAATATGGATATTACAGTCGAGTCCGGATACACTACATTTAGTCCCATCATACCGGATAGTATTAATTCTGAGCAAATTGATTCATTTATTAATATCTTTAAAGATATTGAGATTAAAAGTACTTATGTGCCGACATTAAAGACATTTTATTTAACAGAGGAATACTATAATGCATGTGTTAATAAAGATCGGAGTAAAGTCCCATATGGTCAAGCGACACGTGAACATACAAAAAAATGGCTATCATATTTTGGATCAAATGATATTCGGGCTAATGAAACTAATACAATTGTGTATGGATTAGCACATACATTCCCTCACACATCTCCGGAGACATTTGAACATTGGATGAATATTCGATCGCCAATTACAGCCGAAGATGAACTTAATGAGAAATTTTTACAGCCTGATCACGCTAGGATGTCTCTATTTCCTATTATGCAGCAAGAAACATATAACTTTCGTAAGACTATTGAACGACTTAACTGGACGGCTCAAGAAGTTACTGATACACTCCGAAAAGATCATAAAGATTTATCTAAGATAACGGCTAATGAAGTTAGTCTTATTGAGAATACATTGGGATTCTTCGCTGTTGCGGATGAATTAGTTAATGAAGGTATTGATACTGTTATTCGTAAAAAACTAATTTCTAAAGAAGATACACATTATCTAGATGCACAAATGAATCAAGAAGATGTACATTCCGAGTCGTATTCACTTCAAGTACAGGAAATTGTGCCTATTGAGCGACAACAAGAAATCCGGGATCGTGTTAAGACATCTAAGACTGTTGGAGCAATGGCAGATTGGGTTCGTTGGTGGATCGTAGGTAGTCATCCTACAGCAGATCTTATTGTAATGATGGCATTTCTAGAAGGTGGATTATTTAGTGGATTCTTTTCGAGTATACAATTCTTTAAGAGTCGTAATTTATTTGAGGGAATTACATTGCTTAATGAGTTTATTGTACGTGATGAGAATTGGCATTGTAGATTCTGGGCACATACCCATAACGATCGTCTTCAAACGAAGACAACAATATCCGTAGCTCATGATATTGCTCGTACAACAATTCAGTTAAGTGAGACATTCTTTGAGGGTTCAATTCCAACCGGTATAGTGGGATTTAATTGTAAATTAGTTAATCAATATGTTCAAAATCGATTTGATGAAGTACTTCGATTACTTAATTATCCAACAATTTATAATGTAGATAGTCCATTTGGATTTATGGATATGTTAACTTTAAACTCAGTCGCAAAGACAAACTTCTTCGAACGTGAGACAACGCAATATAGTGGTCTGGAAGATAATGCATTGGAATTTGCGATTGATACATCTGATTTTAACCCATATTTATAAGTCTAAATTTATTGTAAAAAAGAATCTAATATATATTTTTTTTTATTCTCCTTCACGTATTTTACCAGTCCAGATATCATTAAATAATGTTAATACTTTCAACACATTCGATTGGTTAGCTACATAAATTGGGAGAACAGCGAAACTTTTAATCGTTTTTTGCATATAATATTGTTCTTCGTCATTATTAGAGAAATCAATTTTATAAAGAACACGTGCATCTTCTTGTACTTCTAATATAATTTCAACATTTAAATTTTTATTATCATCTATTGGTGATTGTTTATCATCTTCTAAATCAGCATATAGAACATGAACCTCCGGAAGTTTTCTAACATCATATCCAAAAAATTCATAGTTATAGTCATCAACATCATCATATGATGGACTATTTAATATAAAAAGTCCAAGTTCTTTTATTTTTATAGCTAATCGTTCAAGTGGGTCAAAATCATCACCTTCATTAGTATATTTGGTTCTTATTACATAATTTAATACATTATTGTAATTTTGTTTCATTAGTTCGTATTTATGTTTTTTATCTGTTGTTTCATCATTAAGATCAATTTTCATTTGTTTATCATAAAACTTTTTGTATTTATTATATAAATCAGTTACATATTCATCGCTTTTATCGTTTTCATCGCCTCCACTAATAGTAGTTTGATTTGGTCTGAATGGTTTTGGATTTACTCTAAGTGCGTTAAATTGTTGTGCAATTTTTGAGTTATGTTTTGGTTTATTTTTATATACAATAAATAATGTAATACCTATAATGATAATTGCTACAAAAACTATAACAATAATGGCGATATCAATCGGATTCATTTTTTCAAGTACTATAGAATACTTAAAACATATTATATATATTATAAATATATTAATTTCACCATAAATAAACTTCGATGTTTTGAACATGTTACATTTACCCGAATTCATACCTAAATCATGTAAATATGATACAATCCGGGATTGATGAAGTATTAGCCAATCTAGCAATCATTTTATATTTACGTGATTTAGGTATAAATTCGGGTAAAAGTATATGATAACTAAGTATATGTATTATTATTCATTTATATATTATGAACTGTATAGCTATCCTGCTTGCAGCACAAAAAAAGTGTTGATGCTTTTTCTTTGAGCGCGGCGATGGCTCTTGGACATTTGTGTACTGTTTTTACCATTAGTTTTTTTTTAACCGAATAGCTGTATTTTAAAATGCGGTGTCCTACCGCGCACTTCCACTATGGAAGTGCAAACCTATCACGTTGGTAATACGGGGGGTGCTAATTAGCAGTCTTGCCCAAATTTCTGAAAATACAAAAATTCAAATTTGGCAAAAACTGAATATAGGTATTATATACTAGAAATATATACATTTACGACGATTAACCCATTTAAATCATACATCCAAAATATTAAAAACCTGCAAAAGTACATAAATTCACTGTAAAATATGGCTTTATCTGGTGTATTTGATGTGTTAGAAGCGGATCATTTGGCTCGTGCGAATATCGAAGATGCAGTTTTATATAATTTGAATGATATTTGCAATGATAATTGTGATTTATTAATAAATAATATGTACAATGGATCCGAAGTTCAGTTTTATAGTACATTTAATAATAATCATAAAATATACAGTAGTAGTTATGTCATAAATCAATTTTATAGCAAATATTCGTATCTAATTGACGTAGATTTATCGAATATGTATATTGCCGGTGGTGCTGTGAGTCAGTTTGTTAAACATAGATTTGATTCACCCGATATGGATGTATTTGTCTATGGGCTTGACGTAACTGCCGCAAATATACGAGTTGTTAAATTTATTAATGACATTGAACTTAATATATCGACTAAATACCAGTTAATTAGATATAACCAATATGGGCAGGATACACAATTATTAGCACCTATATTGGCTAAAACTACTGCAGAATATTCATTAGATCTTAAACATTTTACATTGACAAGAACAAGTAGTATTAGTGATTCGGAATGGGAACTATTTATCAATACACACTGTATATATTATCCAAGATCCAGTGTAATTAACACTAATTCAGTTAAATATAAATTAACACCATATCATAAACAATGTGTGATTACTGATTATAGTACTACGGTCGAGTTTGTATGTACGAATATTAAAATTCAGGTTATATCACGTTTATATAAAACAAAACAGGAAATTCTGTATGGATTTGATCTAGGTGCATGTGCGGTTGGATTTGATGGTAAACGGGTCGAATTTTCGATAGCTGGACGTTTTGCACATGAATATAATCTGAATATATTGGATACAACTCGATTTAGTCTTAACCACGGAGCTCGTCTTAAAAAATATTTTGATCGCGGTTATGGGGTAATTTTACCGCTATGTAAATCACTACGTAAATATGAAAAATATTATAATATATACACTGTTAGATTTTATAATATGTCTTTCAAATATAGTCTAGCCGGTTTGAAACAAATTCATATTTTGAAAAATAGACGTTATAATGTAAATATGTATACCAACAGTTCTGGTAGTGATTATAGTTGTGATACTATTGTTGCAACTGAATCACGTGAAATGACATATTTAAAAAATACTATATTTAAACTTGCGAACGGGTATAAAGGATTCTATATTTATGCTAATATACCGACTGTTCGACAGTTTTCAGCGATTCTAACGCGACTTCCGATAATTAATTTAAAGCAAATTGAGGATTTCTATAAATTTATGCATGTACATACCTGGAAGAATGGATGTTTAGATATGAAGACTATTACAAGCTATATCCCAGAATTTAACTTTGCTGAGTTCTGTGCAATTGTAAAAACTAAATCAACTACTCCAGGCCGATATATTCGTGATGCAGCTATTAAACAGTATGAAAGTATCCGGAAACTTGTTGAAACACTTGGAATTAATGAAAATCCAAACTTATATATTGGTATTAAATGGACTACAAGTGATGTAATGTCTCAGAAATCATTACTAACTGGATCATTTCATCCAGTTTATATGAATGATGCGAAATTCTACACTGAGAAATACTACAAATCGTAATATATATCTTTATTTTTTACCCATAATTAAAAAAGAATGAATGATAACCTACGATCACTTCTTAAATATAGTGAGAGCCTCAGCCGCTGCCGCCGCCTTAGCCGCTGCCTTTCGAGCGTCATTTGTAGCCTTCCTCTTAGCATTAGCCGCAGCCTTCTTCGCAGCTGTAGTCTCAGCCGCAGCCGCAGCCGCAGCCGCAGCCGTAGTCGCAGTCGCAGCTTGCATGTACTTACCCAGCGGTCCTAGACGTTTTGACGACTTGAACATGGTTAAGAACAATTTGTATATCTGCGACAACATGTTGTCGCACAGTTGTTTGTAAGGTATTTTACACGTCTCCAGCATTGCTGGAAGCAATGGGACAGTTTTCAGCACGGTGTACTCAGTGTTGATGGACAAATCGTAACCGGTGAGAGCAATCGCGCATACGATCGGCATCAATTTAATAAACGTGGTAGTCGACATTGTTAGCAATCGGAATTGACACGCGAGGTGGAGTTGCTCCATCAAGCCAACTGGAATATCGAAACCCAGCGCATCCGAAAGCAGCATCAGCTCATTGCGAACTTTATCTACGATTGGATCATAAATGTATCGTTGGATAAGATATTGGATGTCGTTGATGAGGCGATTCACCAACCCAATCATGAAGTCAGCAGAGCGCCGAACCCCGCGAATTTCGATGGCGACGCCCTTACCCGAGCGAGATTCGATCTTCTCTCGGAGTTCGGACAAGCACTCACACATGAGAACCAAATGCCCGATCAAAGTGTCGTGGAACACCGGGGTAGAATACGCAGTGCCGGCCGCCATCATCGCCACCAGCAATTTCAAGACGGCACCCATCGCGGTGTTGGTTGGCGGTGTGACATCGATTTTGTAGACTGGCATGTTTGCGACAACGGATGTCTGGTCTATTTGTAATCAATAAATTTGAGGATTAAAAAATTCAAATTTGATAAATATCTCTGCATTGCGATGGTATATTTATAATATAGTATTATCCTGCCGGATAGGCGCAGTAATATTTCCGCATAATACGGGATACGATTCTGCAACTTGCGGATCAATGGGTCCACGCGCTGCGGTAGTATTATCCTGCCGGATACGCGCAGTAATATTTCCGCTAGTTGCGGGATACGATTCTGCAACTTACAGCCCAATGGGCCCGCGCGCCGCGGTAGTATTCATGTAATCATAAATATCTGTACTACTTACGTAATGTATATTATTAAAATCTGTTAATTTACTATTGGGATGTGTTTCAGTTACAATATGAAAGAATATAGGTAATTCAATAAATATATTAATTTCACCTGTAAAATTATAAATATCGGATGATTGGTTAAGATGATTGGCTAATATAATGTTTTTGACATTGGGAAATATGAATGTATTATAATTTTTTGACATGAATTCTTTATTACATTTATCAAATACAACTGTATTCACATATTTAAAATCATCTTGTATTTGATGATCTTCACATTGTTTAAATATCGCAGTATCACCAACATATACTTTACCACGATAATTCGATGGACCGTAAATAAAATCCGATGTTTTGAACGTATCACATTTACCCGAATTCATACCTAAATCACGTAAATATGATACAACTCGGTATTGATGAAGTTTAGCCAATCTAGCCATCATTTTATATGGTCGAAGTTTATGATATATAAGTGTGTATATATAAGTGTGTGTATATAAGTGTGTATATTAATTCTTCATTAAAAAATATGAACTTCTGAAAGTGCTAGATTCATATTTGGAACCAATTAAACTGGTTTTAAAATGTTGGATTGCATACTTTACCCTTAGTTCCGATATGTAAAATTTGAATTTTATTAGTCTATTAAATTACACAAACATTCACAACACATACAGCCAACATTCCTGACGTTCTGGAAAAATGCCCCCATCCGTTGGTGAACCAGTGTATTTCGCGTGTTGGCTAGTATTTATGATGCTCGCACAGTTTCCCCTAAGGATGCATGATAATTATACGGTCGTAGGAGCTGGACAGTCCATCTACGGTGCAGAAACTACCCCATTATTTATGCGGATTTACGAAATGGTGACGTGTGGTAAGATGAAATTATCCAAGTTCAAAACAGTGTTTTGCGACATCATTGCACGTGAAAATCTTAGAACGCAAATTGAAGTATTAATAGATATGGCGATATATCATCACGGTAACCACATTGCGGTGCTCGAAGAATTTCTCATAGCCGCGACGATGCAGATCAAGACGATACGTCAGACAAGTCCGCCGATTACGCCGAGCCAATTGCGTTCTAAGATTAGAGTGTGCGATACGATTATTGATGTGTGTACTATTATGTTAACCCCGTTATTACACCATCGCGCTATCGTAGCCGCAGTGCAAGCAGAAAGTCCGACCCTGTTCCTCGAACAAAAGCTTCGCGACGAACTTCGCAAAAAGCCTGAATATACGGATGATGGTATTTTAGTTCCTGGACAATCGTAGTTCATGGACAATTGTCTTTATTGTTTTTTATCAAACACTATTCTACATAAATGGATATGATTCTGCCAAATTTTGGCAGCAATGGGCCCGCGCACCGCGGAAATACTATCCTGCCAAAAATGCAGCAATTTTATCCGCCATATTGCGGGATATGATTCTGCCAAATTTTGGCAGCCCAATGGGCCCGCGCACCGCGGTAATACTGAATATTGTTTTATATTTTTCAAGTTCTGATTTTATTTTTTTACCACGCATTAACATTTGTAAATTTGTTAATAAAACGGACTTTTCGTTCTGTAAATCCCATATTTTATATTATGTCAATAATGAAACACTAATTTATATTTTAAAAAAATGAAAGTTATTAATACTACACGTCCAGTTCCCATAGGACGATATCCGACTTACATTTATTACACATGTCATTAAGTTTAGTACTTAGGACTTGAATTTCACTATTTGAATTAGATGTTTTAATTAGTTCACGAATCGCATCATGTAGCACATTCATATCTTTCAGATGTTTATGCATATGTTCAGTTTCAATACTCATTTGTTTAAGTCTAGGGAATGATTCAATATAATCATCAATACCAATAATATATCGTCGAATTGTGACAGTTTCATCAATTCTATTAGATTCTTTAAGCTGACCCATATATGTAACGAGATCAGTTAGATCTGAAATTGATATGTGATCAGTATTAGAAGAGAATCCTATCATAAACTTGGATGTGTCACCCGATTTAAGATATCTGGGTTTTAAATCAAATTTTGATAGATAAATACCACCATTTGAAATATTATCAAATAAAGCAACATGATGGACATAATTACCACGATACCATTCCATTAGTTCTTTTTTAATACCAATGGGTCCGCGCGCCGCGGTAATACTATCATGCCAGATGGGCGCATCAATCTTTCCACATAATGTGGGATATTGTTCTGCAGCATCTTGCAGTATTTGGTCCGCTAGTTGCGGATATTGTTCTGCAGCGGTTTGCAGTCCAATGGGTCCGCGCGCCGCGGTAATAAGTCCAATGGGTCCGCGCGCCGCGGTAATACTATCCATATTTCTAAATGTGCGAATATCATCATAGAAGATCTCTTCAAACGTTAGGGTTTCTTTAGAAGTCTTGGGATCCAGATATTCAGTTCGTACTAATAGCTTAGATAGATCATTAACATCAATTCCAATTTCAGTATAACTATTATTATCTGGATTATAATTTAGTAGTGAATCTTCAATAATCTTAATAGTTTGTGTAGGAATAGTTGACATTTTATTTGATAATAATCAATAAATTGATAATAAAGAATATATAAATTACTTTAAATCTGGGATGTTCAGTTTTTATAAATTGAATGTTTTATTAATAATCATTAAATCCGTTTTTTCAAGTCTTTCCAACAAAACATAGCACCATATAAATAGGGTCCATATTGCCAAAAGCAATGCAACTGTGGACATACACACGATAGTTTGTATGAAATTAAGGCGATGTTGTTATCACCTGAAGAACGTCAGCGTATTAATCAATTATATCAGAAATACAGATCTAGAATAGAATATGTTATATATTATGGCGGTGGTTGTTATAGGCCGCATTTATTTTATAAGCGATATAGGTATATATATGGGACGTCATTTGTAAAGATGCCCAAGTACATCTTTATTCATGTCATACTCAGAATTAAATCACTTAAAATTAAACAAGTTCCACTTGGTATTCTTATAAAAATTAGGTCTAATGAAATTTGTAAATATGCATTGAAAGATATGCATTGAAAGATATGTATGCACGAATTAACATATATAACCAAAAAATACAGCACCAACACCAATAAAAACACAAAAAATAAACAATAATAGTTGTTGTATTTTTTTTAAGGATTCATAGCTGCTTCTAGTGCTAATATACGTGATTCCAGGGCAGTAATCCGTGAATCTACAGATTCGGATAAATTATCAAGACCGAGTTTAACACCTTTAACACCAGCAAGTGCAACCCCACACATATCACGGTCAACGATACTAAGTGGATCTTTATCAGATGGGAATAACCTATTAAAATCTTGAGCGACGGGTCCAATACTTTTAATCCCAGATGCGGATGTTTTGAAGTTATAAGTATAAATCGGCATATCCATAATTTTATTTAATGTATCTGAATACGTATGTTCGACTAAATTTTCTTTTAAGTTAATATCCGATGTATATGACCATGCAAATCCCGTACCACTACTTATACCAGATGCAGCTCCTAATACAGCGTCTTGCTCATCATTAACACCAAATAGTACTCTAAATGAACCTCTACTACTACATGCAAACTCGGCACTCCCAGCACCAGTAGAAGACATAGTATGTGGAATTGCAGTACCGCCAGGTGTGCAATGTCCATTCCAGAATAAAGAAAACATATCATTATTAGCACGGGTTGTTGCTGCGGCACCGATTGCAAAGCTTCTATTTCCATTTGCTTGACAATTTGTACCGATTGCAAAGCTTCTATTTCCATTTGCTTGACAATTTGTACCAATTGCAAATGCAGCATCACCGGATGCAGTACAATATCTCCCGATTGCAAATGAGTTTGTACCGGATGATTGATTTTTACATCCAATCGCAAATGAACCGTTTCCGGATGCATGATTTCTGTTAGATGTTTCTAATAAAATATCCGTATTAGTTGGATCAAAATCACTATATCCGATTGCAAATGAATGTAGTCCATCGGCTGTACAATGTTGTCCGATTGCAATGGATTGATCGCCGTCTGCTTTTGATAAATATCCAATAGCAATCGTTTTTGAACCACCTGCATAATTATGATAAAGTCTAGACGTACTATTTTGATCTATACCAATTCCTATTGATATAGAATCAAATCCATCTGATTTAACATATTTACCAATCGCAACTGAATTCGAACCTATAGATGAATAGCAATATTGGCCTATTGCAATTGAATTTGCTGCCGATGCAGTACAACGTTCTCCAATTGCTATAGATTGATTCCCAGATGAAGTACATATATTACCAATCGAAAAAGAACCAACACCATTTGATGTATTATATTCTGAACTGGTGCCATATCCAATTGCAACCGAGTTTGATCCAGATGATTGACTATATTTCCCAATTGCAATGGCATTTTGACTATTTGAGGTAATACATTTTTCGCCGATTGCGATTGAGTTACGACTACTTGCAAGATTATTATGTCCAATCGCAATTGCACCTTCATCTGATGCGATATTTCTATTAATACTGCTTCCAGTAAGAACTTCGGTACCTGTATCACCATATCCAATCGAAATTGCATTTGTTGCTGTTGCATTACAGTGATGTCCTATTGATACAGAGTTAGTTCCGTTGGCTTTGCAGTTTTGACCAATTATCATTGAACTTGTACCACGCGTATCCCAGTGTGTACTATCAGCAGAACCTACACAGAATGCACCTTTTGTTTTATCAAATAACATCCTTTTATCTTTATTTCCATCTGCATCTGGATCATGATTTAATCTATCAGATCCAATAACAAAACTTGTTTGTGAAACATCATAAGAAGTATTGGTACTAGTTGGTGTTATTAAACTAGTTGAACTAGTCCCAGTGATTGTGAATACATCTTCTTGTTCTTCTTCGCCAGTATTTATTAGGTTAAAAATATGTATACTTGCGTCTGTAATACTTGACATATTTAATTTATGTCAACTATATTTGTTAAAAATTAGGTATTATGTTAGTATATATATATATGATGAAAAATATAATATATAAAAAATGTCTAGACGTCAACTTGATTTAGAAACTTTAAAAAGTACAATTAATTATGAATTATATCGTGATCCGGATAAAATACAGAAATTGGGTTGTCAGAAATCTGTTAATTTTATAACAAAGAATTTTGTGCATGTACGAAATGATATCAAAAATGCTGTTAATAAATTAAATTTATTATTCTATTCAAACGGATATTTCCCAGTCGAAATTATTAGACCAGATGAATCTAATCATCTTGATCATTATGATCAGGAGCGTCTAAGTAGTACTAAATATAATGTTAATATACAGTGGCCAACAACCACATCACACGGACCCATTACGAGTATGACTCATGTAGATAATAAAACAAATATATGTACAATTAAGGGGTATTTTTATTATAGTACAACAAGTGATCCAATAATTAGTAAAGAATGTATTCATGGACCTGAAAATAATGAATTAACACGTCGTAGATATGCGTCTATATGTCTGACAATTCAGTTAGGTATATTTTATGATATAGATTTTGTATTAAATGAACCGGACATCAGAGAATATATTAAATCAACACTATTTATTGATAGAAGACCAAAATTATACGATGATATGGTATGTAATATAAATAGAATGCTGATACAACCGAAACATAATAAAACTCCGAGTTATTTAAGATGTGTAATTGCTGAATTACATAGGTTATTCGAAATATCGGATAAATTATAGATATTGTCAAATTTGAATTTTTACACTCTCAAAATTTTAATAAAACAAAAAATTGAAAAGGCTAAAGTTTGAGGCATTTTCGGTGTATTTTCAAGCCGTGAAACAATGGGAAACACGCAATCGTGTTCAGTCAGCGGGATCAACGAGATTGTGGACTCCTTCGAGAAGTTCTTGAAGCTGTTGCCACTTCAGCGTGGTGAGGAATTGTCGCGTAGCGATGGAGTCATCCGCCCAATTGCGATGTCGGGTAAAGTGCCCGTTACGGGTATCTGCCGGAGCTCGGCATACAGCGTCATGGACATTCCGATTCCGAAGTTCCTTCGTGGACCAATCCTCGAAGGAAACGTGGCAGGGTGGCTTGTCACGATCGCGAGTCGTTCGCATACCCAGCAGGTTGACTGGTGTGTGGTGCAGTTGATTGCGACGCTCAACAAGATTGAGAACGAACTGGGCTGTGCGATCAAAGAGCAGGACAATACGGTCGAAGAGCTCGAAAGCTTGGATGCCGTGCGCAACCATGTGATTGCCACCATGGAGGAGGTCTCAACCAAGTACTCCGCCATGATGGTGGAGGTCGCAATCATCAAGGCTAAAGAGGCCGCGCTCATCAAGGCCAAGGCCGAGGCCGCGCTCATCAAGGCCAAGGCCGAGGCCGAGGCCGAGTTCAAACAAGCCAAGGCCGAGGCCAAACAAGCCAACGAAGAGTACGACCGAGTCATGCAACTGCGTTTGACCGCTACAACGGATGCGGTAGCAGAGCAGTTCAAAAATGCGTGCTACGAATTCGGCCGTGCACAGCTTGCAGAGCGCACTGCATACGCTCGTTACAACAACGCGTATTGGGCGTGTGAGAATTATTATTTCGGAAAAAATTAGTAGCAATGGGAGTGCGTATATATTAAAAAAAAGAAGACCTAAATAGTCTTTTTTAGAATTACCAATTAGTATCTCCGCTGCGCTCAGGCCCATTGCTACTAAATTTGGCAGCAATAATATATGTAAATGGGAGTTCTTTTTTTACGTTAGATCGCAGTTTTCAAAGTCTTCTTTGCAGTCTTCTTTACAGCCTTCTTTCCGACATATGTGTTTAATCTGGCAATATACTCAGGAGATGACATATATGTACATATATGTACATATATGTACAATCATGTGATTGATCTGGGACATTACTGGCTATATAATAATTAGATAGTTCAAAATTGAATTTTTATATTCTTAATTATTTAACATTTAATAACACGCAAAATCCCAAAACATTTCATTTTTTCGTGTCTATTACTGACGATTACAATGGGGAATAAGCTAACAACATATAATGTCGACAGTATCAATAACATATATCAACCCGCCTCAGACTTTAGCCGAAATTAGCATAAATGCTATGTTCAGCCGAAGTCTGTTTTTTTGTTAAGTCTCAAAGTACATGTGTCATTTAAGTCTCCGAGAGAACACCACGGTATTTGTCGTGACACATATACAGGACTTGAGGGGTAGGCGTCCCCTCGTCTGTTAATACCTCATATTAACAGATTAATGCATTCTGATAGCTATAGATGTCATCCTTTTTTATGTGCTTGGGTCTCGCACAGGAAACATGGTCTAACCATTAAAACGACTCATTTTACTTATATAACGTGTAAAACGAATAAAAAGTACGATTTATTATGATGGTAATAAATAGGATTTCATATGTCTATTTTAGACTTTATTATTATTCATTACTATTATATATAAAATATAATCTTTAATATGAAATTATTTTTTATAAGAATAAAAATCAATGAAATTATGGGTCATAAAAAAAAAGATGAATTGAACCATCTATTATAGTGTTAAATAGCTATTTTATATGCTAGCATATAAAATAGCTATTTAACACTATAATAACAGGTTTAACAGGACTAAATATATAACTATTAAAAATAAATAGCAATATTTAGTTAAATTTAATATCCTGAACATATCTAAACTGCGATTATCGACTAAACCCAGAACGGCAACGGCTTTTTTAGAGCTAACCATCGATTATCCTGCGGTCTTGTTGGCAAGTGGTATACTCGAAGGCGATATTGCCGATAAACTTGTCAAATTAGCGAGTCTTGAACCCGAAAAATAAAAAAAAAGTGGTGTCTTGATCAACTTACAAATGCGCTTAACAATATTGAGAAACAGGCCAAGACAGTGCTCAGCAAAATTGATAAACAAAGTATAACCATCACAGGTAGGGTCAATAGTGACTTCGTCAATATGATGAATGATATTGACGAAATGAATAATGTGATCAAACAGCTAAAACTAGATTGAATCTGATTAAACACCTGATAGGTTTTAATATATTGAAAAAATAAAACCTAAATAGTCTTATTGTGCTGCAATTCAATCCGATAATTCAATCTAGGTACTCCGCGGCGCGCGGGCCCATTTGGTCTGCTGGCAGAATAATAACTGCCTAATTTAGCAGAATCATAGCTGCATAATTTAGCAGAATCATATCCCGCAACTAGCGGAAAAATCTCTATGCCCATCTGGCAGGATAGGTATGTAATTTTTTAGAATTCCCAGTTAGTCTTAATTCCTAATTCGATAGCTGTAATCACTTTATCAACTTCGGATTTCCATACTGATGCATATGTAAATGGGAGTTCATTTCCTAATCCAATTAATGTATCATATTCAGCTTTTAATTTTTTAAGATTTTCGACACGTTTATTCTTTGCTGAAATTACTAATTCACGTTCGCGTAGATCCAATAAATAATCATATGTTGCCGTTGGACCAGTTGCAATCTGTTCGATATCTGCCGTATTCGTATATTTTGGACAATTAATAATAGCATGATTGAAACGAATAAATCCCAATTTCATAAGTGATATACTTGCGGATTCTTCATCAAGTTCCTTAATCAAATCTTTATCCGGATTTTCAATATATCGAATAATATTCTCTTCCATCATTATTTTAAGTTTTAACTGGACCAAATTACGTTGATATCGGACTTGATACAGATTACGACGAAATGGTAGCCAGTAGAAGAATAACGAATGATAATCTTCATTAAATTCGATTACACCACCACCGGGTTTGAAATAATTGAGTAATGACTTAGTTGATTTACGTAGATTAAGAAAATCTTCATACGCATCAATATCCGAATCTCCGAAATTAGCTTCAATAAAGTCTGTTGCACCCGGTTTAAATGTAATCCGTATATCAATTTTATAATCGGATGATCGTTTCCCATCAACATCTTCAATATATTCGATGCGTTCTTTAGATTTTAGACTCTTAATAAATGATTCCGTTGATACAGTTATCGGTAATTCAGTTATAATAACATCGTTATTCTTATCGATATAGTATTCGCCGAAGCTATATTCACGTCCATTATACTGTCTAAGTAGATTACTTCTTTGTTCCGATGTCAATGTCGACCCATATTCCCGGATACATGTTTTAAGCGGGTATTTGGTCATAAACTCGGTATATTCAGCATCTGTAATAGTATTATTTGGTTGAATGGGTCCGCGCGCCGCGGTATTATCTGGCTGAATGTGTCCGCGCGCCGCGGTAATATTTTGTCGAAGTGATTGAATTTGGAATCCTGGGGGTTTAGTTTCCATAATTGTGGCAATTTTAATAACTAATGAATCACCACTCAAATACCCATTAATTAAGTTAATAACATCATATATATCGCGTGCATGACTTTCATGTTTCCAACCTTCACTAGGAAGTTTCGACGATTCAATCATTGATGTTGGGATTACAGGTACATAATACTGTGGCTGTGCGCGTTCACCGTCTTCTTCGACATATGGCAATAAATAACTATCTTCTTGAGGGAATACAGCACATGCAAATGGCTTAGCAAGTCGAACATAAATATACCGTGCTGCACCTGCATCGGATCCATTACTATATCTTGTGCCAAATTGACCAATACCAGTAAATATCGGATATCGGTTAGCATTAGGGAATCTTTGAGTCATATTAATGATAGTTCCATTGAGTGATGCATCACCATGATGATAATGTGCGAGTTCGGCGACTTTACCGCCGAGTTGATATACTTTCCGATCTTTATTATTATTACTTAGAACTTTTAATGCTGCATATAAAATCTTAGTTCTTGCAACCGGGATACCGGTTAATGCATTCGGAATCTTACGTTGAATATCATCATGTTTATATGCTTTAGCATCAACAGTAAGTTGTGTTTCACATGGGATAATTCGGGATTGTTTAATCTGTGTAAGATCTTCGATAGATAGGAATTGGACTGGTGTAGATAACTCGATTTTACGGATATTTGTATCTTTACCATAATAAATCTCAAACCATCGATTATCTAAATCTATACCTTTTTCATCAATATTGAGTTTAAAAGTGTAAATATCATCAAAGAAATGTCCGAACATCATGGGCATTTCTTGTTTGGGATCATGTGAAGCTAAACCTTTATAATATTTAACATCATTAGTTTTTTTATCTTCAGGCGTCTGAAGTGCATCCCATTCCCGGAATTCATTCTCATAATAAAATTCTTTGGGTGGAATCTTAGGATTAATGCGTCCATTCGATAAAGATTTATAAACTCGGATAATCGGAGTTCGATAGCATTTAACAAACCCATGTTTATATAAATTTGGCCAGAATGTATGAATCCATACCAATACAAGTGGTAGAATCTTACCTGTTCCATCTAAGTCTTGGTCTGTAGCTATAATAAGTGCACCATATCGCAGTGTTAATAGATCGGATTTCGTATCATATCGGCAGTTGAAATCAAGTCCTAATACTTCGACCATAGATTTTAATACTTTATTATCTTGTAATTGTTCGGATTGAATAATCTTAGTTCCTATAATCGTAGATTTCTTAATTGCATTTATAATAACACCACCAAGCGAAATAATACCGAAATAATCAAACGTCGCATATACCGAACCTGGTTTAGTATTTGGCTTTGATTCACCATATACAAGTCCACTTTTAATCAAAGATATCGCACTATCACCTTCGGCTGCAATAAGTGAACATTTATGGCTATCTTTAGTCCCGGCTTTATTAGCTCCGATATATTTGTCACATTCGACTTTCTTTTTACGTGGCGTACGCTTAGTAATACTATTAAGAATAGTTTCTGCGGCAACAATTGCAATTTGTTTAAGTTTAGCGGGTGGAATTGTATATTTTTTCATTACTGTATCAGTTACCTGTAATGATTCTTTATTCTGGGCATCCCACTTAGCACCCGGTAATGCACCGATAATAACCATATTTAGATATTTACAAGTTTCAGCGGGAGTTAGATTTTTAGTATCTTTTGCAGCTGATTTAACTTTCTTAATATGTTCATTAATCGCATCCGATATTAGTTTCTTAAAATATGAAATGTGATTACCCGTTGTACATTGTACTCCATTAACGATTGTAGTACATTTAAATTTTGTATTCGTAGGATCGATTGCTATGGCGATATCCCAGTTATATTGGTTATAATGTTCAGCGATTGCCTTGGATTTAATGGTGAAGATATCGGGAGTAAAACTTGGTTGTACTTGAGTATCACCATCATCAGATGTAAGCATAAATTTAAGAAGTGATTCAGCAGATACAGTATTACATTCTGTACCATTATACGATACTTTAACTTTATTACCGACATATGCGGCCAATAAATACATACGCCATCGGACCCATCCATCGAGTTCATTTGACTCATTTGTGTTAAATACGGATTGGTTTCCATAACCGAATTTTTTGTAATTTGGAGTGAATGTTAAGCGTGTATTACTTTGTTTAGTGATATGTGGGTTAGAATTGAAATATTCTTTTGCTTTATTGGTTGTAGTGGTTGCAATCAAAGGAGTATCTCGGGTTTTCATACCATCTGAGAAGTTTTGAACAAATAGAGTTAATTTTTCGGATTCATTCCGTCCCACAGTCAATAATTGAAATTTTGTAGATAGAATATTACCAATTTTAGCTCCAATTCCATTAACACCACCTTTAATACTATATTCTCGCTTATCCATATTTCTTCCTGTGAATGGAATACTAAATGCAATCTCGGGAATAAACATAGGTCTACCATATTTAGTAGTCATTTCTGGGTTTTCAATAACGGGAATACCGGGTCCATCATTTTCAATAATAGTAATACCAGTCGATATGTCAAAAGTTGTTTTAATATAACTTACACGATCTGCGGCTTTTTTCATAGCCATATGTTCCATAGCATGGTCAGATGCATTAACGATACATTCATCGAATATTTTAAGTAATGCAGGTGTATGATCATTTGTAATAAGTGTTAATTTATTTCCTATGATACCGTATAAATTCTTTATGGACATTTTAGTCTGTGCTCCAGCCCACATGTCTTTTTTATCGATATGATCTTCGGTGGACAGAGTTTGATATTCATTTGCGGTAGTTATTGCGGACATATTTGCGGACATATTTGCAGTAGTTATTTGCAGTAGTTATTGAGGGATTTATTTTATATATTAGTAATAACTGGATATCTTCAATTTTAGAAATATTCTTAAGAATGGTACCACGCTACGGCGCCGCGGTGGTATTCTTAATAATGGACCCGCGCGCCGCGATATTCTTAAGAATGGTACCACGCTACGTCACAGTATTCTTAAGAGTAATGGGCCCGCGCGCCGCGGTATTCTTAATAACGGACCCGTGCGCCGCGGTATTCGTAGGACCAAATAAAAAAATATAGTTCGAAACCCTAGGGCAGTTTACTCATTATTAGAAGATACAAACACACAAGTAAGTGCGAGTGGACTGTTTACGATGTCACACTTATGATTAGTCTTATACTCCGCAATTCGTCGAGCCGTGAGCTTGTTAGCAATATCCCACAACTTACTGACTTGTTGGGTGGCCTTGCATGCTGAGATCTCAAGATCGCTAGCACGCTCGACAGCAAAGCCTAGGCTACGCAAGTTTTTAACACGCATATAGCCTGACATATTATTATTACTCAATTTTGTTGTAAGGCGATCGACCTCATTGCGGATATTTACCAATTTCTCATTAACCTCAGATGCGTCTTCATCGGCCTCGAGTGCACGTAGGATTGCATCGGCCTCTTCGAACAGAAGCTTAGAATACGTGGTACTTACAGACATACCAGTCGCAGGCATATCAGTCGCAGGCATATCAGTCGTAGGCATATCAGTCGTAGGCATATCAGTCGTAGGCATAACTTCGGTTGTGTTGTGCGACATTTTCGATTAGTTGTTTTTTTACGTGGTGGGTCTCTTTTGCTGATTTCGAGGTGATAATTGATAAATTTTATAATATATAAAAATTCAAATTTCACAAAACATAATGAGTCAGACCTTGGGCCTTATGTTTTGTGAAATTTGAATTTTTAATACTTAATAAATTATCAGCCTTCTCTTGCTATACGCATCAAAACAACGCATTTTACAAGAAATACGAAGGCAACCAATATGTCTGGTCATGGCCCTAGCTATGATAGTGGACGTGGCCGTGGACGTGGCTATGGTTCCGGTCGTGGTCGTGGACCTAGTCGTGGCAGTGAACGTGGCCCTAGTCGTGGCCGTGGACCTAGTCGTGGCCCTAGTCGTGGTCGTGAACGTGATGAGCTAATTAACGGAGTACACAAGTTTATGGAATATTGTGCCAAAAACCGTTATATCGAGGGTATCAATCTATGTGTTCGTATTATCGAATATATTGAATCTGAGCCGCCGAATTCTGGGTCATCGGAATCTGAGTCATCGGAATCTGAATATACTGATCCGCAGAAGTCTAAGATCTATGAATTTATTCGTAAATATGGATGTGTTAATCTGTCTAAGTTTCCCAAATGGTATAGGCGAGAAATTGGTGACGTATTTGTGCTACCAGATGGTATGAAACTGGCTGGGTATCTCCGATCGCTCGGATTGGAACTGTGTCGGGATCCCAGTAATGACAAGGTAGTATATGTGAAAATCAATGATGGTACTGAGTTTGTAGTTCCAACCGATTCAGTATCCGACATTGTTGGACCGACAGTTGATGATCCGCAAAGAACAAAAGTTATCGAGACTATCCGCCAAATGATCCAGAAATCAGAAAATGGTCAAGTCGGCTTGTACTCGGTCATGAAAAACTATGCAGAGTTACATGGTACACCGTTGGTACTGCAAACCAAGTTGTCGAAATATCTCAAGACATTCGACGAACTAGAGCTATTCACACGTGGAGATATATACACGGATATGTTAGTGAAGTTCAAAACGTGTAGTGTTGAAGGTGGTGCATCTAAGTAATACTGAGGGGAAGTGGTATTTTATTTTTTATTGCAAAAATTGAAACACATATTAATATAGAATTATCAGCCTTCCCCAGTAAATTTGTTCGAAAACCCACATTATTTTACAAACAATTCCGAAGGCAAATATGTCTGGTCGCGGTCGTGGAAGTGGAGATGTCCGAAATAACATGTCTAACAATATCTATACCGATCTAGAAACCCTTATGTCTGAAGTTATGGATACTCGTAATTATGTACTTATTTCTAAATTTATTAAACTACTCGAAAAGTATAAGTCTACGGGTAGGGATAATACTAATTCGCGCGGATATAAGACGTCCAAGACTCAACACAGTGCAGAGCATACTGGACTTCAGAATCCGCGTGTGGTTCAATATGTAAATGTTACGAAACTGGTAAACAAGCTTGGATCAGTTTGGACGCATAAACTTGATTCAGAATATCTGAAAGAGTATGGAATTGAACTTGATATGGGTAAAATGTCACTTCCTGTATTTATTCGCAGTACGCGAGGTGTTCATGCCGTTCGATCAACGAAAGATGATACTAAGTACTTTATTGTACCGAATGGGCCGCATATAGATGAACCAGAACTTGATGTGCAAGACAATGTTGAATCAGACGCTGATGGCTGGGATGAGAGTGAGACTCATACAATCACATATAATCCGGATGAAGAAGATAAATCAGGCTCAGTTACGAATGAATCTCCGGATCCGGAGTAATATGATTATTATAATTTGCAGCTGTGCGCCGCGGAGAGGCTATCCACAACAGAATGCAACCCAATGGGCCCGCGCGCCGCGGAGAGGCTATATTTTTTTGAAATTTGAATTTTATAATATTATATATAATTTAACTCATTTGACAACATAGACCATGTGTGCCTGTCTGAATCTGGGATTGCCACCATGGCGCCGAAAGACTCGCCCATGTAGGATTCGAAAATCGGTCTATGTATGTCGTTTAGTTTCAGAGCTTGAGGCAAATATTCATAGAACTGACTATCAGAAATTTATTAACACACACTTTGATCCAGCGTCGATTCTTCGACGATATAGAAATAATAAAGATGAATTATGTATTGATAGAGTTGTTGCATTGAATATTGCTGAGTTACTTCGACGCATCAAATGTCTCCGTGATGTACTTAAAAAAATTGATGAATCAGATAAAGATCTTTATGTATCGGACACAGTCAACAATATTATGAAAAATTTCAATTATACAATCCAATCATATGTCGATAGTGATATGTATGTATATGATATGATGTATGAATTGAATGAGTTGCATGATAAGTTAAAACGTACGATTTTCAGCATTACCTCCGACGGAGTTGAGGTTTAATTACATTTTTTATATCTACCACTAAATGGTCCTGGTAGCGGATTATCTGTGCCACGGATTATATCCAAGACCGGATTTGAATTAATGGGTATTTGCGCTTTGTTATCACATAATCCTTTTGCAACACACACTGGTTCTGGTTCTGCACCTATTAATTCTACTTCATCAGTAGTTGATAGGATTAATGGACTACATGCCGATTTAAGTTTGACATTCATTAATTTTGGATCATAGTATTCATTATCATCAGATGGATTGATTTCACATAATGAATACCCATCTACAGCCGGATTTCCATATCGTAAATCTTCAGTATCATTTGATTCTAATGCGTGTTTCGGCACATAGTCATCTGTGGTATTATTGAGCCTCCATTCTTTGGTTTGTGGATGATCATATTCTGCGTCTGTAATGAGTTGTGATCTAGCACCATTAGCACCGAATACTTGTTCCATAGAATATGGACTATCATTTAATGGCTGGTTAATATCATTAAGTTTTTTGATAGCAAGTGGTAAAGGAAGTGGTTTTTTTGCATTATTTTTTTCAAATTCGGAATTATATGGACAAGTTATAGGTCCATTAATTGTATCTATATCATATCCGGCATTATATTGTTTATTATTAAATCCAAGTCCATTTTGATTTAATACAATTAGGACTATCGCGATTAATACGATTACACATATAATTACGGCTTTAATAACGTCTCGATGTGAAGACCCATTTGATTGAATAGTACTTTTCATTTTGAATGGATGTGTATTTATAAAAATATATAGTTATAAAAACTAAACTTTATTTTTTAAACTGACTATCATATGAACATCACGCCTTAGATACAAATGATGTTTGATCATAATATATAGTTGGATTCTTATATTGGAAAATCAATATAGTATAATATCCAATAATCAATACTATTAATGTCATCAATATAACAATTATTAGTTTTAGAATATCGGAGTTCATAGTTAATTTAAATCTATGACACCGGGTCTTCTTCTTGGTGAAATAGGTGCAGGTGGGTATTGTGTATAATCTGGAACAATCTCATCCATCATTTCAGCATATTGTATATAATAATAGATTATTAAACAAATAAGAATAATTAGTAATACTGCGAATACGACATGGTACCATTGAATCATTGTGAGTAATGATGACAATATAATAAAACAAAGATATAAAATATGTCAAAAAATGAATTTATGAAAATTATAATATCTTTTTCACTATAAATATACACATCTATCCTATCTGAATTAACTCATATGCATCCCGAATATGACATATGTGATGTATTACTATTTAATTTAATCCATTCCCCATTTCCATCTGTATTAATATAATTATGTACAATTGTCCGATATTCACATTTAGCTTGATGTTTATTACCAATCATAGATGGTGAATATGGTTTCCCATCGATAGTCACATAATGAGCTTGACCATCATGAATAATATTAATTCGAAAGAATATACATATAAATAAAAGAAAACTATCAGGAACTCCAACATTATATCCGTTTTGTTTGTCAATTTGATCTAATTCTCTAATCCGTTTAATACAAGCCTCGACTTCACTTAATGTAACAGGATTATCATTTATTAAAATAGAATGATAAGCGGATTTCATATATTCACTGTTTTTTTCGCAGAATTTTATAAATTCGGATTGATTAAGTATCGGATATATTATATCGATTAATCCACTCCCATTATCAGCTTTCTGAAATAAATCTTTTAGTCCAGATATAATACTATCCCATACACAAGTCATTTTTCAAATGTATATATTTAATCATGGATATGTTATTATAAACTATTATTATTATAAATATAAATTAGAGTATATATGCGACGCGCGGGAAGATTGCTGCTTTGGCAGAATAATGTCCCGTGTAGGGTTTAGTCGATCGAAAACATATGGTTATATGCAACCATTATGATTATATATAATATATGCCAAATTTGAATTTTTTATTTTTAAGTTGTATTAACAGCTCTGTAGAATTCGCAGCCCTACAGCATTCGCAACCCTACAGCATTCGCAGCTATGTCTAAGGTATTCACACCACCCGCAGACGCCAAAATCACTGCCCTCGAAGATGGGCAATTTATTGCTAGGTGGGAAGACCGCCATTTGTATGTATCGCTATGGTACAAGGACACCCCAACTAATTGGACCCATTGTGAGACATCGAATGGTGGTCCTATTTGGGATTCATACAACCGAGACCAGTGTACAGGTTTGGTTACACACTACGAACGTCGTATGCAAATGTTTAAGTAATGTGTAGTGGAATTTGAAAAATTGATTTTTTTATCATATATACGTATATTTTATTAATACAGTGGCACGAGGAACCCATTCGAATTAATATCAATTATCATGAGCTCTAATGGGTTTGGCATTAATAATAAGTCGAGATATTTATTCTTCTTTGGCGAGAAATCAATAAATGGATATTTGAGTAACTGGTATATGGCAAAATTTACGGATCCGGATTCTGGATTAGTATTTGAGAATACAGAACAATATATGATGTGGGCAAAAGCTAATTTATTTGGAGATGAAGATATAGCTGCTAAAATATTACGTAATCCAAATCCCGCGCTATGTAAAAAATTAGGACGTCAAGTCCGGAAATTTCATCCTATGATCTGGAGTAATAGGTGTATAGATATTGTTACTAAAGCATGTTATTATAAATTTAGTCAAAATCCAAATCTTAAACAATTTCTACTTATGACTAATGATCGTATTTTGGTTGAAGCAAGTCCTTATGACCGTATTTGGGGTATTGGATATACAGCATGGGATGCATTTAAAGTTGAAAAAAATAAATGGGGTCAAAATTTATTGGGCAAATGTTTGATGAAAGTCCGCGATTCATTTTAAGAGAAGCAATATTTTCGGAATTCAGTCATTATATTATCTTTGTAAGCATATTCTAAAAATGAATCATATGGATTACCATCTAATCTATGTCGAATAAAGAATAACGAATATAAGCCACATTCTGAGTTTCCAAATTGATGTCTTAAACCAGTATTTGTTTTTTGAACGACTTGTTTCCCGGTTTGTTTTAATAAAGCCGCCGTACGTTCCATCCAATTAACAATTTGAGACCGTGGAGGATTCCCGGATGAATTAAAATATTCAACCGAATATGGTTCTGTACGACAATCACATAATACAGCAAACCAATGAATACCACCACCACTATATTTATCAGTATTAACAACACAAGCTGCAATATTACACGGTCGTTTAATAATACCACCATATTTACCGAGATTAAGAGACGCATTACCGTCAAGGATATCAAGTATAGAATATTTAGCGAGACTTGCACCTTCTCTATCAAAATCAATCATATTAAAACCCCAATTATAAAAATTAGGATTAGTTAAACACCATTGACTAAGAACACCATCAATATCAAAATTACTTAAACGTCGGACAACATCACGAGGACCTTTATGTTTAAATGTTGACGAAATTGCATTTTTAGCATCATGTCTCGGTAAAACACGTTCGATAACACATTTTTCATCATTACATTTTGTGAGTTGTTTCGCGATTTCTAAGATATCAGATTCATCAGATTCATCAGAGTTGTTGATATTTACATTATTTTTATCTACATAATCTAAAATAGCTTGTTTGTTTGGACCGGTAGAACATAATGATGACCCATCCTCGGATGGATTAACACATATAGAATTATCAATTTTTAAGGCATCTAATGCTTTTACTTGTTCAATATCATCTAAACCACCATGAATGGTATTATGAATGAAATCAGTTAAACTCATGATAAAAAATAAATAAAATATAGAAGTAGTAAAATAAAATATGAGATTTAAACTCCTGTTTTTTACAACCATCATATCCGCGGTGCGCGGGCCCATTTGGTCTGCATTCGTTTGCAATATCTAAATATAAAACTACATCGATAATTTCTTTAAAATTTGAATATTTATATATTTAAACTATACCAGTATATACGCCATTTACTCCCTCCACACTACGACCTGTAGAAAAAAAACTTAAAAATGTCGACCAACATACTGGACACTCATAAACCTCTGAATACTCAGCAATTAAATCTATGTTTAAAAGGTGTATTAAGTGTAAATTTAAAGTATCTCAAAGATCTCCGAACTACGCGTGGAGCGCATATTATGTGTGTAAATAAGCGTAATCAAATACTTGAAAATATGGAGATACTAAGATCCGAAGCATCTAAAACTTGTATAAGATCACAGGATTTGAATTGGAAGTATAATAAAATGTGGAAAGATGCATGTATTATATTTGGGTCTAGTTTCAAATATTTATTAAACCAATGTAAATTAAAACGCAATCCTCAGAAGGTTAAAGATATGAAACGTACGCTTAAAAAAATTCATAAAATGGGACTTCCACAACGAGATAATATTCCAATCAAGTCGGTTAAAGAATACGTAATTACATTACCCGATCGGAATGTAGAACAAAAATATAAAACTGACTATTATGAAGCAAATACGATAAGTAAGATTTGTACAATTGCGTCTGATGATGATACAAAATTATTTGAATTTATGAGATCTATTATTGCTGAAAAACTCCGAATGGATATCGTAAAAGAAGATAGAGTGTATATTATGTGGTATACGCTTAAGAAAATAGATAAACAACTTGATTCAGCTCGTAATTTTATTTCAGAATGTGCATCAAAATATTATGTACTTCTTAGACAGTTGAACAAATTGCCTGTATCTGGAGAATTGGTGAATCTTCAGGACATTTTATTAATCGATAGCAAATGTAAGAAGTTGGAATATGGGATTAAAATTCTTGATGATTATAATAAAATCTATGAGTTTGCGCAGTTTGCATCGGAATATGGTCGTTCAAATTCATCGGATCCCGATGTTGTTCAAGCCGTTGAATTAGTCAACATACAAGCACACGAACAACTTAATTTAATACACAATGAACTGATCGGAGTGCGTAATTATTGTGATATCCAACGGATGTCGTTATTTGAATAGATTATGTATTTAGAATTTTCATATATTTTTTTGGCAGATTATTTGAGACACAACTAGAACAATTTAAAATATGTTTTACTTCTTTCAACATACTCAATATATATGCGATATTTTCACTATATATAAACAGCATATTCGTAATTGATGATACATGAAATGATGTGTTTCTATGTCCAAGTATATGTATATGTTGTGTTAAATATGTACGTAATATAGTTTTTATAGTATATGTGAATGTAATATTATGCGGAATCATACATACAAATGTATATTTAGTTATTGAACGCTTTGTATATGATGATGGGTGTGGTTTAATAATTTGTGTCGAATATATAATCGGACCTAATACGTAATGTTGATGCGATGTGGTATTATTAGCTGTACGTGGGCTGGATTTTGACATATTTTTTTATATGTATGAATATATGTGTATTTTTTTAATATTACTTAGTATAATATTCATTTTTTAAAATGATGCACCACGAATACACTATTTTCTAGACCATCCATTATTATCCGAATATACAGTATATTCTGAAGTAGAATAATACTATGATAGTAAAAATACTTGTATTTTTAGTAGTTATATTTGCTATAATAGTAATGATTCTGATATCTGACCCTAATAGGCTTGGCGTTTGCAGCCCTATGATTACAGGTGGCATAGATGATAATGTGGAGAAAATAGAAAAGGTATGTCTTATTTTGGGACCTTATCGGAATTTAACAACATTAATTGTCGGTGTTATGGCATTACATCCTAATATACAAGTTATGAATCATGGTATGAAAACTTTATTTGATAAGAAATTCGATGCAAATTTCTTAATTGATTACAGTCCCGATATATTTGATAATTTTAAACATGCTGCAATGGCGCGATCAACTGTAATGGTGAAGGGTATACTTGGCGGATCTATATTAGCTAGTCATGCATATGAACCAAAATATAGTCTTTATAAAGAATATAAATCAAGATATAACAATCTACTTATGAAATCTAACCCAACATGTTTAGTATGGAAGGAATCATTAAGATCACTTAATATTATTCGATTATTACCAAAACCAAAATTAGATAAACTAATGCAGAATCCGCAATTATGTTTCATAATGCCAATCAGAAATCCTTTAGATACCGCAATATCACATTTAACATCGTTTGATGAACATATTTCGCTTTATGGAATTAATCCAGCTGAAGCAACTCGTATAAGTATTTTAGACGCGATATTAAAAAGTATATCGGATGTATTTAAACTGCAATCCGAGTATGGACAGGATAAAGTGATGATAATATTTGCAAGTGATTTGACTCATAATATATTAAAAACGGTGAGTAAAATGGAGAAATTTCTGGGAATTGGGTTAGACAAAATATGGGAAGAATCAGCGGGGCGTAATTTGATTATAACAAAGTCAAAATATAACCATGATTGGTCGATTATTGATTTTTATCTGAGTCAAATAAAAAAATTATTTGGACATGATGAAAAAATATATCGTAAATTCTATAACTATATCCCAGAATTCCATAGACGTAAATTAGAAAAATAAAAGTCACAATTCTATGAATTATTTATACAATTCCATAATCTGGGGAGTAATAAAATATAAACGATAATCAATCTTACGTTTTATATTATATATAGGAATATATTTCAACTGTTGTCCAAATTTAGATCGAGTATCAAATTTACTTGGTGTCTTTAAGATAACTACATTTGTTAGTTGTTTTTCGAAAATCAATTTAATCAACTTAAATACAGATATATATGTCTCGTTATTTATTATAAATAAATCATCATAAATTTCATATCTATTATATTTTTCAATACTACTCCATGGTGGATCGCAGTAGACATATGTAAATGGAACTTCGGATTTATGATCTTGAATATATTTATAACAGTCAATATTTAGTGGTGTAATATTCATTAATTCAAGTGCGGCAATATTTGAACATAGAACATTATATGTATCTGTATTAATTTCCAATACTGTTGCTTTAACATCCGGGAAATATGTAGCAACAGTCATAATACCACAACCTATATTACCAGTCACATCTAATATACGAGGCGATTCATTTAAGTTTTTAAGAACTGTATTTTTTAGAGTGTCTATTTCTTGTGCCGCGTGAATAGGCATTAATGTCGAATATAAACCTTCAGTAGTTGTTTTAATTTTTGAATAGTCAATACAATATTTGAATTTTTTACTATCAGATACAACTAGATCAGGGAATTTGAAGCTCATGTTTATATGATTTGGTTAATAAGATATAGTTAATATGATTTGGTTAATAAGATTTGGTTAATAAGATATAGTTATTCAAATTTCATTTAAAAATATATCGCATATAATATTTCTGCTAAATATCGCAGATTTATAATGAATCCCATCTAATAACTCTAGGAGCTCGCATTCGGGTATATTCATGTCCTTTTGGATTAATATAATCTCGTTCTGAGAATTGTTTAAAAGGTGAGTATTTATCAACGAAGAATGAATCCAATTCACCATATTTCATACCTCGTAGATCTCGATAATAATCTTGTCCTAAAACCGGACATCTTAACTTCCAAGCCATTAATATTATATAAAAATCATCTCTTCCTAATGTTGCATGAGATTTCTTAATCCGGACATATGTATTAATACCGGGTTCTTTAAGCTTATTGACTATATAAATGTAAACTTTTAATTCTTTGGATATTTTACTAAGAGATTGTATTTCAAAGTCGTGTTGTTCATGTTTTTCATTCATTTTAGTGACAAATATAATTTTATCGGATATGAATGGTTTTAATTTATTTGTTACAAGTCGAATTGTATTTAAGATATCCTCATGTTTTATACGATAATTATCGGACTTTTTATGGATTTCATAGGTCATATTTAATGTATCAACTATTATATTTTTTTGCATTATACTTCTCTCTGGTCCTGAATACCCACCGTCGTAAAAATTGAAATCATCTATATTAGGACTAAATACTGTATCATTCATACATATTGTATTAGTTCTATATAATAATATAGAAATAATTGAAAACATAAAAACACATATTAATAAGATAATAAACCACATTATATTTATAATATTGTAATAATAAAATGTCGATTAAAAAAATAGGATTTGCATTTGGTGGTCTAGTTGCATCTGGTAAGACATATACTGCTAAATCAATATCATATATATTGGATTGTAATATATATAATATAGCTACATTTAAAGATAATAATGATAAACTATGTTCTGATATTTCATTTGCGATAATTGATGATTTAAGAACAATAAATGAATATAATGAACTAAAAAATGACGAATTTTGTAAATGGTATTTTATTTATATTAGTGTACCTCAATTAACTCGATTAGATCGAATTAAGAAATTATATCCGAATAATTGGAGAGAATATTTTAATAGAAAAGAAGAATGTATACCAGTTAATAAATATGATTGTATATCATTATCAATCGATCATACATTAAAATTTATTCACAACGTGATTGGACAAATTTAAGATAACTGACTTCTTTTTTCATTACCAATAAGTCCATACATACAATGAATCTCTACAATTACTGAGAGTAATACTGCATTTGTGGCATCATATCACACAACTAGTGGGAGTAACTGCTGCATTTGTGGCATCATATCCCACAACTACTGGGAATAACTGCTGCATGTGTGGCAGAATCATATCCCACAACTAGTGAATACGATTCTGAGGCAGCACAATGGACCCGCGCGCCGCGGTAGCACAATGGGCCCGCGCGCCGCGGTAATGCTGCAAAAAAGAAACGTAAATATATGTGATTAAATTATACAAAATCGAAATAGTTATATACGTTTATATAATGCATAATAACTCCTATACATATCTGTATATTTAGGAAATATATACTTTATTTTCTCAAATCCAGATTTTGTTATAATATTATTAAATTGATATATTGATCTATACTCAGCTACAATCATATGTCGATTACAATCTAATTCCTGATCAGATAATATAATTTCATTGTTAATAACAATTGCATACATATAATGTATAAAATCTAAGAATACATCAAAATATTTTTCAGTGCAGTTATGTTCACGAATAAGTAATATACCACCTGGTGCTAGAACACGATGAGCTTCAGCTAGTGATATATATGGATCTGCGAAGTGATGAAGTGACATAATCATTGAAGTAAATTGGAATTTACCATCATCAAATGGTAATTTATCTGAACTTGCCTTTGTATATATTAGATCCTTATCATTTGACTTATATTCAATTATATCACATCCATATATATCATCCGATGATAATTGCAAATATTCACCAATCGCATGTGTTAAACTACCTTCTGAACATCCTATATCTAAGTATGGACCATATCCGATATATGGGGTTAAATGATAATGTAAGTCAAGAATTCGTGAAGTAGATCGGCCAGAATTGTGGAGTTGTTTATTTTTGTGTATGAGTAATTTTGATTTTATAGTGGTGAATAATTCACTATCAGTGATTGAATCTTTATAGGAATTATAGATATAATCGATTATATTAATTAATAAATGTTTATCAGCATTGCGAAAGGTTTTAATGAGGAATTTATACATTAGATTTGTTAAATCTTTATTATAGATATATGGTTTAATTTTGTCAATAAACACAGTCTGTCGAACATCGCATATCGGTTCGATAGTAATATCATCTTTGATAGGGTTAACGGGATCTGTATTCATAATTGAGTGTGAAATAGATATAATAATAAATTGTTCAATTTTTAATAGTATATATGTATTCTATAAAAAATAAGTGAACTAAATGATACTAAGTCTACGCATCCGGGGCACGCGGATCCATTACAGAATAATATTCCATAACTATCAGACTAAACTATGTGTCCATCCTACAGCACAACATTTTGACAGTACTGATTGGTTGCATCATCCAATGCGTATTATTGCAACATTACCACGACAGTATAATATTGAATTAGCGAAAAAAGTCCTGGGACTTGGGTGTTTATGGGGCAAATATGGATTAACAACATTAACTCGTAAATATGGGAATGACGATTTTGCAAAATGGGCTAGGGAAAACGGATGCGAAAACGGATGCGAAATCGGACCTGCATGTGCAATTTGGTAATGCTATTTTTTTGTCCCATATTCATGTTAAGAATTTATTCCCCACGAAATTAGAAGAATATTTTTTTAAGTAAATGGTAATAAACCATATTCTTCTAATAAAAGTTTAACTTTTGTAATGACAGGATAAAGTAATTTTTCAGAAATGGCTTTAACTCTTATTATTTTATCAATAACAGGAGTATATGTAGTGTACATAGGATGTTTATATTGTATAAGTTTATGTATGATAGTATTAGTGATTGAAGAATAAACATCAGTACAATCTTCTAAAGACCAACCATCTTTTTTATATGTCATAATTTTTTTATCAGCTAAGAATTCTTTATTGGATGTAATGAACATATTATAATTTTCAGGATGTAATTTATTATTATAAACATCGGCTACTAATTTACGTAAAATTTCGTTAACAGCAGCATCTATAGAGGGTAGATCACCTCCTGCTATATCATTAATCATTTTTTTAGTGATAGAAGAATTAAAAATACTAGCAACATCATCTTCTGTTATATAAGATAAATTTTCATTTCCATGTACTTGTATTGTAATATTATATATGTTATTATATGTGTTATTATTCGAATTAATATTAGTGATATTATTATTACCATTAATATCGACTGATTGTTGTTGTCCGACAGAGTTTGATTGTTGTTGTCCGACAGAGTTTGATTGTTGTTGTCCGACAGATTCGGATTGTTGTTGTCCGACAGATTCGGATTGTTGTTGTCCGACAGATTCGGATTGTTGTTGTCCGACAGATTCGGATTGTTGTTGTCCGACAGCTTTTATATTAGATTCTAAATGTTTATTAAGAATTTCAATTCCAACGATGCCATTTTTACCAGTAGGTGCAATAGGACAATTTTTTTTAAGATGAATTTTCATGGTTTGATTTGATTTAAAAGTTCTATTACAAAATTCACAGACTCTTCGTTCTTTTTTTGCATTTTCAAATCTATCATCATCTTTAATTGTAATAACTGGATTACATGGTGTTTTGCGATCTAAATGTTTTTGCAATCTTGAGTAATATTTAAATGATTTATTACAATTTGGACATTTGAAGACTTTTTTATCTCGAATATGATAGTCATCCATAATGAATTTATTTGAAATATATGTATATAATAAAAAATACCTCAATTGACGATTTATATATAATATATTGATTGTATATACTATATCTTTTATTTTTTAACAATTTTACCAAAAAATATTATATAAATATGTTTATCCGTGTGATATATATAAAATAAAAGAGCTAATTCGGATATCAAAACATGTATGTTAGATATTCAAATATATCAGAATACGTATAAACAATATAAATTCCAAAAAATAAAATTTTGATCTAAAATGTATGGATAAACATTTTATAGCATACACATTTTAGAGCAAAATTTTTTATTTTCTAAAAAAATAGATAAAGTATTTGAGGCTAAGGTGAGTCGAAAAATATAAAAATTTAGAATATCCTAAAAGTATATTTACTACTATATTATAATTACCATGTCGTTTACACTCTTCCAAGATACTTCACACCCATGGAATGTGATATATCATCTCTTATTTTCGTGGAGTCAACAACCGCGGCGCGATGACCCGAACTGTCTAATACCGCGTCGCGCGGACCCATGTGTTTTGTAGTAAGAAAGCAAATCCCACGAACCTATTTTTTTCAAAAAGATATTAATGTATAATAGTGTAAGAAAGTTTACAAGAAAAATAAGAATGAAAATCGTGGGTCAAAATAAACCCTGAACTTTCTAATGATAAAAAAGAAACCGAATCCCGCGAGCCGAAATTTTTAGAACCGAAATTACAAAAATATATAGGTATGTATATTTTTTTAAACTTTTATAATATATAAAAATAAGATTTTACTAATAAATGGAAACAACATGTACTATATTTACTATAACTCCGATTAATGATTTTAAAACATATAATACTGAAAGTAATGAAATTAATAAATTAGATTTTGTTGATTTTGGTGATTTGGAATCAAGACTAACAAATGCAAAAACTAAATTAGATAAGCCATATGAAACTGATAGAAGACGATTTGTTAAAATTCAACGACAGTTTCAAATGGAAGATAGATTAAAAAATATGGTTCATGCAATTTATAATACTCCAAATGTTACAAATGCATGGCTTAAAGCATATGAATTATATAATACATATAATAAATATATTCCTATCAGTAATGATACACTTGTTCATTTTGATAATGCCGCATTTCCTGGAACATTTATATTAGCTGCATACCATTTTTATTATACAATGACGAATATTAAAAATTATGATTGGTATGCATCTTCTATGATTGAACCTAATAATGAAAAAGCTATTGGATTATTGGTAGATAAGTTTAATTTATATAAAAATTATAAAGATAGATGGCTTATGGTTGATATAAATGATAATGCTGAAAAACCCCCCCCCACATATACAGTCTAATAGTATAAAGCAATTCCAGAATGATGGTGATGTTACAATATGGGAAAATCAATTAGATTTTAGATATCAATTACAAAATAATGTAGATTTATATACATCTGA